ATTTAAGTTACTCACTTGTTTTTCTAGTGACTCTGCGCTTCGTTGTGCTTCTAAAAAAGTTTTATTTCTATTGTTTGTAACTAACTTCTCAAGATCTGCATCTGCTTTTAATTTTGCTACGTCTATTTGTGAATTATATTTTAATTCTAATTCTTTTATTTTAGTTTCAAAACCTAAAATAGCTTCCGCAGTATCAGCTCTTAGTTTTTTGTTTTCTAATTCTAACTCTGCTACTTTACGTTTTTCTTCACTTTGTATTCTAGTAAATTCAATTTTTTCAATTGGTGTTAGTGGTGGCTCAGGTGGTGGTGTAACCATGCTTTTACCCATATCTGGATTGACAAAATAGTTTTCAACATTTTTTAAACCAGCGTTTTCTATAATTTTTGCTAAACTATTATAAATATTTTTAAGACTAACCATTGGGAACTCTCTATTGCCTTGCAATTGGAAAGCTTGTAGTTGTCTTTCTAAAATATTATTTAGCATTACTATTTGTTGTTCTTTTGATCCACTTCCTAATCCAACAACAATTGAAATATTAAATCTATTCTTCCACTCTGTAGGTTTTACAGGTACGAATTGATTGTTTAATTCTACAACTCTTTCTTTGTCTTGATACTTACAAGTTAATTCAAAGATACGTCTAAACAAATCCTTAATCCCTGTCTCTGCAAATACTCTAGCGATCAACTCCATTCTCATTTGAGATTGAGTCATAATCGCATTAACCCCTGTAGCTGTTTTGTTTAAGCTATCAGCGTCTAGGCCTTGATTGTATCTTGTTATCCCTGTTCTAGTTTCTCTAATTGTATCTAGGTATTCTAGTAAAGGAAAAGCTTGTTGAGATATAGTTTGGTTTTGCATAGGGAACATCACTTGTGATGGTGGTTGTTTAGTTCTAACCACACCCCCTGGTCTTGACGTAAGTAAATCATCAAGATTAACTTGGCCATCCATAATAGCAACTCTATTGTTATTAGTTAAATACATATTATCTAATAACTGTCTCATCACCGTAGATTTAATTAATTGAACATCTTCAACTAATTCACTAACACTACGACCATAAAATCTATGAGGCATTGGAATAGGTGTTAAGCTACAAAAAGGAATATTATCACAAGGCATATTCTCTAGTATTTCATTTGCACTAGACCCTGCTACGATTACTTTTCTTAGCTCGGCTACGCCATCACCATCCATATCGCATCTTACATAGCACTCATAAACTTCGATGTCAGTTGTACTTTCGTCTGGTGCATCGTTTAATGGTGACTCATCTATATCGCTTAATCTTGTAAGTCTTTCGTCATTTAAAAGAATATTATTTGACGTTGGTAAATTTTCTATAACTTCTCTATCAAAACCCATCTCTATAAGTTGGCTTCTAGTTTTCATAACTCTATGAGCTACAAAGTTTGCATCTTCGATAGACTTTGCACTTCTTTGAATTAGAAATTCTTCAGGTGGTACGTTTTCTATTTTAACTTTACCACTAGTTGATGTTCTTTTAATCACTACGTCATGCAACATAGGTGTTGGAAGATCATCTAATTCTTGATTAGTTTCAAGGTCAGGGTTTTGTTCTTGTTGTATTTTTTTTAATGCTTGAATTTGTTCTAATTCTTCTTGTGCTTTTTCATCAACTCTAGTTTCTTCACTAACAATTTCTACATTGTCATCATTAACTAAAACTTGATATTCAATATCATTTAAATTTTTATAAGTTTCTTGCTCAACACTTGAGCTATCATCCCAATAAACTTTTACAATTCCATTTTTTTCTAAAAGTGCATCTTTAAACCAAGTGTATAGAATACTAAAACCATTATTATCTTTGTTAAAAATATAATTAATATAGTTTGTAGCTTGATCACTTAATGGAACATCTTCGCTTTTTACAGGCTCACATTTAACTACTTGATCACTAGCTGTAAATATTCTTAACAAGTTAGGTAAGATTGTTTCAACGGTGTCGGCTACGTCTGTTGATACGACTTGTGATCTACCATCAATCTCTGTGCCAAGCTTATCACCCATGTAATATTCCATAGATTTTTTTCTTTGCGAAGTAAGATTACTTCCCATAAAACCTATTGAATTATTAATCTCTGAGTTAATAATAGCTCTTAATTTATCTAATGTTACTTGTTCTGCCATATCAAATTATATAATTAGTATTTATTGGTACTTCTTTTTTCCAATCGCTTATTTCAACACCTTGCCCTACGATGCCAGTTCTAAAACTATCAGCGCAGTGTGAGGCGAAATTATGTAAAGGTTTATTTCTAAAGCATTGGTTTTTGTCATCCCATCTTTTTTGATATGCTTTAAGATATTCAATCGCTGTCTTGCATTTATTTTTATCAAACCAACAATTAGTCAATTCTTTTCTAACTGCCTCAATTCCATCTTCGATGGAAACTTTGGGGGCTACTTCAAATGCTATTCCTAATTCAAGAGCTGACTCTAACCTAGACTTACCCATGTTACCAAGTTCTCTAACTTTAATATCATGAGGTGCTATGTGTTTAGAATAGTCATAACCCTTTTGATCAATTATATCTATGTAGTGATCTAAACCAAAACCACTATTTTCATAATAATCTATTAATCTTATTTCGCCCTTATATCTTTGAGCAAACCAAATCGAAGTTGAATCATTCAGGCCTAAATCCCACCAGGTTTCTACATCAAGGTTATCGTCATAAGGAACATCCCCAACTCTACCCTCTTTTGCTAGACTCTCAATAATGTGTCCATAATAAGACCCTGTAATCGCAGCTTGAAAAGAACATTCAAACTCTTGCTCATACAAGTCTTTAGACATCACCTCTTGGGCTGCTTTTAATTCTTCTTCGTCTAAAATTTTTGTATCACTAGCTTTAAATTTACAAGCGTACCAATCTTTGTTTTCTCTAGCTTGTTCGTACAATTCGTAAAAGTAGTTTCGGCCTTTTGGTGTTCCTATAAATACACACCAACCCTTACGATCTGCCAAAGCTGGTCTAATGATCTCTGGGAATATAGTAGGCTTAATAGATTGTGTTTCATCGAATACACATCCATCAAGAAATATACCCCTGAGTGCCTGATCATTCTCTGCCCCTAAAATTGTGATCCTTGCACCATTTGGCAAATCACATCTTAGTTCGCTTTCGTTAAATTTTGTTCCAGGGATTTTCCCTGCGTAAGTTTTTATATAATCCCATGCTGTCGCTTTACCTTGCTTAAAAGTCGGAGAAAGGAAAGCATATCTTGAGTTTGGCAAAGGATTCATTAATGCACTTCTCAACATATGGTTAATCATCATTACTGTTTTACCAGCTCTCCGATGTAGGACCAGCACATTGAAACGGTGCTTATCAATTTTTTTGTGCAAAAAATTTTGTAATTCTCTTGGCTTATATGGAATAACAATGTTAGGCATTGTAAAACAAAACCCCCCTAATGTACTGTGACTCCCTTAGGAACATTTAACAATTGCTCTATTCCAAAATCTTCCATGATGTGCGATGAAAAATATCTACATTCACTTAAATCTTCAAATCCCCCAAAGTGTACGACCACACTATTAGAAGACTCCATAATATAAATAACAGCACTATATCCTTTTTTTCCATCGTCAAAATCGAACATTGTAAAACCTTATTTTAGTAACAATTTTAACAAAGCTAGTTCTTTATCGGAGATTGATCCTTTAATAGACCCAGTTTTGTTTTTATTAAATTTTTCACTTGCTGTTTGAAAAGCAGTTTTTTCTTCTTCTTCATCATCTTTTTTATTCAAAGATTTAAAGTTTTCTTTTAAAAACTTACTAGCCATAGTTATCCCCTATTTTGTTTGTGTGTAACTTCCATTTAAATTTTATCGTATGCCAACTTTTTTTTCGGCGTATGGGTCAGTTAAAAACCCCCCAAAATCTAGGTTTTTGTTTGTCTAGTGAATTGTAGTCAATTGACTAGTGTTAATACTCTAGCATTTACGCCAATTTATTAATTATTTATCTTTTATTTATCTAGTTAGTTCTACTTTATAACGATTCTAATGTATTTTTTGCAATAACTATAACTATTGATGTGCTAGTTTCATGCAATAAATGGATGATTTAACAAATAACTTAACAAAACCAATACAAATATTACAATTAAGAGTTTGACCACTTGACCACTAAAGGCGTATTTTTATCGAAATTCAACGCCATTGAGTCCTTTTTTTGATAAATCTTCGGTGATAATCGTTCACTTTTCCACTTAGCTAAATCAATATAAGCTTTCACTAAGTGCGTTTGGCCTAAATCTGTTTTTTCTTTTAGCTTACTATTGGCTAAAGATTCATTAATTAAATCTTGTGCATCGCTTAATAAATATTCAATTCCGTCTTGTTTAGCTTGTGCATATTCATTTCGAAGTGAGTCGTCTTTGTTTAACCATGTTCTAAATGTTTCCCAACATGGCCTATTATCTTTACTAAGAACTTGTCTAATTGAATGACCGATAGCTAGTTCACTCATAATCTCTTTAATTAATGCTTTAGAATACTTTGTTTTATTTGCCATTTTTACCTTTGCTGGTCCTATATTTTATAAATTTTGTATGCGATTCGCTTAAAATTAGCGTTAGTTAGCCCTATTAATGATATGAGAGAGAGAGAAAAGATAAAGAAAAATAGGGCTAAATTAACCTAAACCACTAGATAAGACCTAAAATGAAAATATACTCCTATATCTAGTATATTAAATAAATCCTTTAAAATTGGCAACTTGTCAAATTAATTATGTAAGCAATTGACTCTAACATAGAATCACTATAATACTTTTGTAACTTATGTATAACATTAAAAGAGAGGAAAACATGAACACAACACAACAAGAAACAAGACCAATTGAAAAGACAAAAACAATAGATGATTTTATCAAAGAAAATAATATTTCTATTGTTAGCGAATATAGTGATTCAAATCCATCAATGAGTGAGTTGGAATCTTCAAGAATGAATCATTATAAAGTTACTTTAAAAAGAAAGTACAAATTAAAAGGCAATCATTTAGACTCTAGATATGGCTATAAAAGAATTACATTATTTTTTAGTCAAGGTGTTGGAATAGATGGAGAACCTAAAGTTGACGATGTACTTGATTGTTTAAAGAGCGATTATTTAGCATCATTAAGCGATTTTAATAATTTTTGTGATGAGTTTGGATATTCAAACGACTCCATAAGATCAAAAAAAACTTATGACGCTTGTGTTAAGAATGGAAAAAAACTTCAAAAATTCTTAAACGATAATCATGATAGTAATTTTTTTAGTATGGGTACTAATAAATTGCCTCAACTTTTAGAATGTGAGAGTCTCTAATGGCTAAAGCTAAAAA